AATTTCTTATAGATCGATACAACGGATCCGCAACAAATAACGCAATTATTAATGGGGTCTCAGCTATGATATACGGTAAAGGGTTAGACGCTACCGATTCAAGTAAAAAACCGGAAGAGTACGCGCAAATGAAAATGTTGTTAAAAGACGATTGTATTCAAAAAGTAGCGAGTGATTTAAAATTAATGGGTCAATGTGCTTTACAAATTATATATACACAAGACCGATCACAAATAGCACAAGTCGAACACATACCGGTTGAAACGTTAAGAGCCGAAAAATGTGATGACGACGGCAATATACCCGCGTATTTTTATTTTTACGATTGGGCGGAATATCAACAAAACGACGTATTAGAACGTATACCGGTTTTTGGTACAAGTAATGCGCCAATAGAAATACTTTATGTAAAACCTTACAAAGCCGGATTTAAATATTATAGCCCGGTTGATTATCAAGGAGGATTACAATATTGTGAGCTTGAAGAAGAGATCGCTAATTATCATTTAAATAACATTATGAACGGACTTGCTCCGTCAATGCTTTTAAATTTTAATAACGGCACACCAAGTGAAGAAGAGCGTTCATTAATTGAACAACGTATTAAAGCTAAATATCAAGGTACGTCAAACGCCGGGCGATTTATACTAGCGTTTAATGATAGTGCCGAGTCAGCTGCTACAATAGAAACCGTACAATTATCTGACGCTCCGCAACAATATGAATTCTTATCGACGGAATCGATGAAAAAAATAATGGTAGCGCATAGAGTCGTTAGTCCAATATTATTTGGTATAAAAGATATGAGCGGATTTGGTAATAACGCAGAAGAGATTGAGACTGCATCTACATTAATGGACAATACCGTTATTAAGCCGTTTCAACAAATGTTATTAAACGCTTTCGACGATATACTAGCATATAATAATATAGCGCTTAATTTATACTTTAAAACGCTTCAACCGTTAGAATTTAACGACTTAACTAACGCAACTAATAAAGAACAAATTGAAGAAGAGACCGGGCAAAAGCTTAGTCTTAAAAAAATAGACGGCCAACCGGTTTACGAAACTATTAAAGAAGCTGAGAGTGTAGCTAACGAAATGGGTTGTATGGGTTACCACGAGCATATTGACGAAGACGGTAAAAAATGGTATATGCCTTGTCAAACACACGAAGAGTTAAAATCGCCTTGTTGGGACGGTTACGAACAAATCGGTACAAAAATAAAAGACGGTAAAACTGTTCCAAATTGCGTACCATTAAACGTAAACGAAGAGTTAACAAAAGCTATTTTAAGTCAATTAGAGGGTAAAGGCGAAGATGAAGAAATGGACGGGTACGAGCTTATAGATCAAAGACCGGCAAACGAACACGATAAATCATTAAATCAAGCTATTAATTTAGCAACTGAATTAGCGTTTGTTCCAACAAGTACGCCAAACAAAAAAAGCGAACAAGATACTAGTCTAATAAAAGTTAGATACAGATACTACGGCAATAATAATCCCGAGCGTGAATTTTGTCGTAAAATGTGGGCAGCTAAAAAAGTTTACCGTATGGAAGACTTAGATAAAGAAAGTTCAGCAAATAGCGAACTAAGTCCCAAAGGATCAAACACTTACAATTTATGGCTTTATAAAGGTGGCGTTAATTGTCAACATTATTGGGAGCGTAGAACATATTTAAGAAAAAACAACGAACGAATTACAGTTGCGGAAGCTCGAAGACGAATTGCAAAATTAGATCCGAGTATGAAAAAAGAAGCTGAAATCGTTACTAACGTCCCGGAAGTTGCACAAGTTGCAAAACCGTCAAACGATTGGTGGAGTGAAAATCCAAATTATAGAAAATAGAAATTATGGCAACGGCATTATTTATAACAAGAACGGATCTATTCAAAAACACTATTATTAATGGGAATGTTGATACGGATAAGTTTATACAATTTATTAAAATCGCACAAGAAATGCATATACAAAATTTTCTTGGAACAGATCTATATAATAAAATTGGAACATTAATTAAAGCCGGAACATTAACCGAGTTAGCAAACCCGGATTATTATAATTTAACTAAAACGTATATACAACCAATGTTAATTCATTTTGCTATGCAAGATTATTTACCTTTCGCAGCTTATGAAGTTAAAAATGGCGGTGTATTTAAACATAGATCGGAAAACGCAGAGCTTCCGTCAAAAGACGAAGTTGATTTTTTAGTTCAAAAATATAGAGACTATGCGGATTTTTATACAAGACGTTTTATAGATTATATGGATTACAACGCTTCACAAAAATTCCCGGAATATTACTCAAACAGTAATGACGATATGTACCCGGATAAAGAAGCTAATTGGGTAGGTTGGGTATTATGAAAAAACAATATAAAATTAAAAACGTCAATTTAAAGAAATTGATAATTTATCTAAAAAAGAAAACAAATGGCGACATTAACAGGAAATAAAATAAAAGATACTTACGATTCGCTGATTAAATTGTCAGATAATGGTAATTTAACTGCAACTTTAAAATTGTTGTCGGATGGGTTTGGCAATAGTTCTGGTGTATATTTAAACACGGCCGGAGACTTTAAATCAACAGGAACAATAGAATTTACAAATTTTAAAGCAACGGCACACGCGGTTACTATTAATAAGTTGGTTAATCAAGCAGGCGGTATATCTAATAATGATAATGATACGTCCTTACCCACTTCGGCAGCGGTTAAAGATTATGTAGATACTCACGTTACAAGTCAAGATTTAGATTTTACCGACGGAACTACACAAAGTGCTATTGATTTAGATTCACAAGTTTTTTCTATTATTGGAACAAATAACGAAATTGAAACATCAGCGAGTGGTCAACAATTACAAATTGGTTTACCTAATAGCGTAACAATTAGTGGAACTTATACCGGAGCAACTTTTAGTGGAGATCTTAACGGAACTATTAATACTGCTACAACGGCCGTTACACAAAGCGCAGGTAATAATTCAACAAAGGTTGCAACTACGGCATACGTCGATACTTTGGACGCAGCTTCTGATTTAGATTTTTCGGGTGATAGTGGAACGGGAGATGTTAATTTAAATACACAAGTATTGGCGGTTACGGGTACGGCTAATCAAATAGTAACTACGGCAAATAATCAAGGATTAAGTTTAGCGTTTCCAACAACAATAACAATACCAAATAATTCGGTTGCGACTACTCAAAGTGCGGGAGACAATTCTACTAAGATTGCTACAACCGCGTATGTAGACACACTTGACGCAGCGAGTGATTTAGACATAACTGGAGATACAGGAACTGGAGCAGTTAATCTTAACACACAATCTTTAGATTTTAGAGGAACATCTAATCAAATAATTACTACAATAAGCGGTAAAACTGCTACTTTTAGTTTACCGGCTACTGTTCATAGAAATCTACAAGGAAACGTTACGGGAAATGCCGATACTGCTACGACTTGGCAAACTGCAAGAGATTTATCTTTAACTAGCGAAGCAACCGGAACTTTATCAAGTGTAAACGGATCCGGTAATGTATCGGGAGCGGTTACATTATTAAATTCAGCAGTAACCGGTAAAGTGTTAACCGGGTTAGGAACGCCCGCAGCTGGGAATATAATTGCGTCGGATTCAATATTAGAAGCTTTTGGAAAAGTACAATCTCAATTAAATACGTCTAAAAATGGATTGGTATTTAAAGGAACGTGGAGCGCAGCGACTAACACACCGACTTTAACTAGTGGGGGTGGCGAAACAGATGCGGGAACAACTACGTCAACAGTAACAAATAAATTAGTAGACTCTTCACAAAACTTTTTAACAACAATATCTAACGGCAATAAAGTAATAAATCAAGCTGACGGATCTACGGCATTAGTTACAAACGTAGATAGTAATACAACTTTAACGCTTGACGCTGATATAATGTTATCCGGCGAAGCTTATACAATAGACGCTAGTCCGTTTTTACAACAAGGTCAATATTATGTCGTAAATGTAGGTGGAACGACTAACTTAAACGGAAACGCAAATTGGGCAGTAGGCGATTGGGTTATTGCCGGAGCTTCTAATACGTGGGAAAAATTAGATCATAGTCAAGTAGACGGAACGGGAACACCCGGTAAATTAACTAAATGGGCAACCGTTAATACATTACAAGATTCTATTGTTGGCGAAAGCGGAACGGCTTTAACTGTTACAGGATCTTTAGCTACAACGCTAGGAGCTTCGGTTGCAGGAGACTTTGCGGTAAATACAAACAAGTTTACAGTAAATGCTACAAATGGAAATACATTAATAGCAGGTAATTTAGATTTTCCAAATTTGTCAGATATTTTAATGGTTGATAATAGTAGCGCTGCTTTAGAGTTTAAAGAGGGATCTAATTTATACTTAAGATTTGTTACTACAAATAGTGGAGAAAAAATTGAAATAAATAAAAATATAGAAGCACAAGGTATAACATCAACGAGTGCGACATTTACTGGAAATGTAGCAATTAATGGTAATGCAACATTAGGAGATGGAACAGCAGATAACCATATAATTAATGGTGAAGTAACACACTTAACTGCTGATGCTTTAGGTTATAAATTACACAGAACTGCAGGTGGTACTAGCATATTAATATCAGCAACAGGAGATGCTGAACTAGAATTTGGAACAGACAATGGAAGTGGTACAAACACTACACAATGGACAATAGGAAAAGATGGTACTGATAATTCTTTTAGAATATCTAATAGTGCATCTTTAGGAACTTCTGATGCTTTGACAATAGACAGTTCTGAAAACGCAACTTTTGCAGGAAGTGTAAATATAACAGGAGGCACTACTAATGGTTTAAATATTACAACATCAGGAACTCAAGATACTATT